CGCGCATCAGCTTCAACGCCGAGCAGGTGGATGTCACCACGCTGGAAAGCACCGGGGGGTGGCGGGAACTTCTGGCGGGCGCCGGTGTCAAATCGGCCAGCCTGAGCGGGTCGGGCGTGTTCAAGGATGGGGCGACGGATGAACGTGCGCGACAGATCTTCTTTGACGGGGTTACTCCGGCTTTTCAGGTCATCATCCCGGATTTCGGTACGGTCGAGGGGCCTTTCCAGGTGACGTCGATCGAATACGCCGGCGCGCATGACGGGGAGGCGACCTATGAACTGGCGCTGGCCTCGGCGGGCGCGCTCAGCTTCACGGCGGCGTAAGTCATGGGCAATCCGTGGCGGGGGGACGTGGATTTGGTCATCGATGGCCAGACCCATGTGATGCGGCTGACGCTGGGTGCGTTGGCCGAACTGGAAGACGGACTGGCCAGCGGATCGCTCGTCGACCTGGTGCAGCGTTTCGAGACGGGAGGATTCAGCACGCGCGATGTGCTGGCGCTGATCGTGGCAGGGCTGCGCGGGGGCGGTTGGACCGGGCAGGCTGTCGATCTTCTGTCCGCGAAGATCGAGGGTGGGCCGATGGCTGCGGCGCGCGCGGCGGCTGAATTGTTGGCGCGGGCCTTCATGTTGCCGGAGACCGGTAATGCCGGGGTTTGACTGGCCGGCATTGATGCGGGCGGGGATGCGGGGTCTTGGCCTCAAACCCTGGGAGTTCTGGGCGCTGACACCCGCCGAACTGCAACTGATGCTGGGCGAGGGCGACGGCACGAAACCAATGGAACGGGCAAGATTGACTGAACTGATGTCGGCCTTTCCCGACGAGATGCGAGGTAACGGGACATGATCGAGGATCTTGATGACGAGGTCGAGGCGCTGGAGACCTCACTGGGGGGCGCGATCGGGATGGCGGCGCAATTCGACGCCGAACTGAAACGCATCCACGAAACCTTTTCCGCCACCGGACGCGGTGCCGCCAAGCTGGAAGCCACGTTGAGCCGGGGCGTGGCAAGGGCCATCGACGGGGTCGTTCTGGACGGCATGAAGCTTTCGGACGCGCTCCGGACCGTTGCGCAATCCATGATCGACGCGGCTTGGAAGGCGGCCGTTACGCCGGTTGCCAACCACGTCGGTGGGCTCTTGTCCTCGGCGGTGTCCGGCATGTTCGGTAGCTATTCGCCCTTTGCCGATGGTGCAGGGTTTTCCCAGGGCCGGGTGATGCCCTTTGCCAATGGCGGTGTGGTCGCCAGCCCGACCTATTTCCCGATGCGCGGTGGAACCGGACTGATGGGCGAGGCCGGTCCGGAAGCGATCATGCCGCTGACGAGGGGCGCCGATGGCAAGCTTGGCGTGCGCGCCGAGGGCGGCGGCCAGGGGCCCGTGACCGTGGTCATGAACATTTCCACACCGGACGTGGCTGGATTCCAGCGCAGCCAGAGCCAGATCGCGGCCCGGATGGGGCAGGCGCTGAGCCGTGGCGCGCGCAACCGCTGAGGAGGATGACATGAGCTTTCACGACGTGAGATTTCCAACCGACCTGAGCTTTGGCTCGGTCGGTGGGCCAGAGCGGCGTACGGATATCGTGACGCTGACCTCCGGCTACGAAGAGCGCAATACGCCCTGGGCGCATTCGCGTAGGCGGTATGACGCGGGTCTTGGGTTACGATCACTCGACGACCTGGCCGAACTGATCGCTTTTTTCGAAGCGCGGCAGGGACAGCTGTATGGGTTTCGCTGGAAGGATTGGGCGGATTTCAAATCCTGCGCGCCCTCCGCTGTGCCCGCGTCTTCCGACCAGTTGATTGGCACCGGTGATGGAGCGCGTGTCGGGTTTCAGCTGTCCAAGACATATTCGTCGGGCGGAGCAAGCTATGTCCGCCCGGTAACCAAGCCCGTGTCCGGCTCTGTCTTGGTCGAGGTCGACGGCATCGTTTTGACCGAAGGATCGGGGTTCTCCGTAGATGTGGCCGCGGGCATCGTGACGCTGCAAACTGTGCCGGGGGTCGGTCAGGAGGTGCGGGCAGGGTTCGTTTTTGACGTGCCGGTCAGGTTCGACGCGGATCGGATTCAAGTCAGCGCAGGAGCTTTCAACGCAGGCCAGGTTCCCGATGTGCCGGTGGTGGAGGTTCGGGTCTGATGGGCGCGGAGGAATTGAATGGCCACCTGTCCGGCGGCTTGACGACCGTTGCACGCGCCTGGGCCGTGACACGCAAGGATGGCCTGCGGCTGGGGTTCACCGACCATGATCGGGACCTGACGTTCGATGGGCTGGTGTTCAGGGCAGACAGCGGTCTGTCGGCCAGGGCGCTTAGCCAGTCGACCGGATTGTCGGTGGACAATTCCGAGGCAATGGGAGCCTTGAGCACCAGCGCCATCAGTGAAACGGATATTGCGGCGGGCCGCTATGACGGCGCCGAGGTCGTGGCATGGCTGGTGAACTGGACGGATGTCTCGGCGCGGCGGATCATGTTCCGGGGGGCCATCGGTGAAGTCCGGCGCGGGGAAGGAGCCTTTCACGCAGAACTTCGCGGACTGACGGAGATGCTGAACCGACCGGTGGGGCGGGTCTACCAAAAGCCGTGTTCGGCAGTACTGGGTGATGCGGAGTGTGGTTTTGACCTTTCGTCCGGCGGATATGTCTTCACAGGCTCGCTGATCGATGTCGAACAGAGCCGCGTGTTCCTTGCGGGAGACCTGTCCGGATTTTCCGCCGGGTGGTTTCAACGCGGCAAGCTGGAAGTTCTGAGCGGTGCGGCCCAAGGGGTGGCGGGGGCAATCAAGCGTGATCACCTGCGCAAGGACGGGGCCCGGGCGATCGAGCTTTGGGAGCCTTTGCGGGCGGCGCCGCAGGCTGGAGATCAGGTGCGTCTGACAGCGGGATGCGACCGGCGCTTTGAGACCTGTCGCCTGAAATTCGGAAACCACCTGAATTTCAGAGGGTTTCCCGACTTGCCCGAAGAAGACTGGATCACCGTTCATCCCAGCTATGCGAAACGGCTGAACGGCGGGAGTCGGAGATGAACCGGGCGGTGGTGGCGGCCCGCGCTTGGATCGGGACGCCCTACGTACACCAGGCCTCGTGCAAGGGCGCGGGTTGCGATTGCCTGGGACTGTTGCGTGGGGTTTGGCGCGAGGTGATCGGCGAAGAACCTGAAAGCGTGCCTGCCTACAGCAAGGATTGGTCTGAACCCGAAGGGGAGGAACGCCTATGGTGGGCAGGCCTTCGGCATATGACGGTCAAGGATCTCGATGATGTGGCCGCAGGCGATGTGCTCCTGTTCCGGATGCGCGACGGGGCTGTGGCCAAACATCTGGGCCTTCAGGCGCAGGTCGGGGCTGGGGCGAGTTTCATCCATGCATATAGCGGACATGGCGTGATCGAGAGCGCCCTGAGCACGCCCTGGGCGCGGCGGGCCGTGGCCCGTTTCGCCCTTCCTTTGGAGATTGAGTGATGGCGACGATCCTTCTTTCCGCCGCAGGTGCGGCAATCGGCAGTTCTATTGGTGGCTCTGTCCTTGGCCTGTCGATGACGGCGGTTGGCCGGTTTATCGGGGCCTCCATCGGCCGGACTCTGGACCAACGATTGCTTGGAGTCGGGTCAGAGGCGGTGGAAACGGGCAGGATCGACCGATTCCGCCTGACTGGCGCTGGCGAAGGGGCACCCATTGCACAGGTCTATGGGCGTATGCGTGTTGGCGGCCACGTGATCTGGGCGACCGAGTTCAAGGAGCGCGTCCGCGAATCCGGGGGATCCGGAAAGGGAGCGCCGCCCCAGCCCAAGCTTCGAGAATACAGCTATTCGGTGAGCCTGGCGCTGGCGCTCTGCGAAGGCCAGATCACATCGGTCAACCGGGTCTGGGCGGATGGCGCCGAGGTTCCTGTTGATGACCTGAACATGCGGGTTTACGCGGGGACCGAGGATCAACTTCCCGATCCCAAGATCGAGGCGGTTGAGGGCGCAGGGCAGGTGCCCGCCTATCGCGGTACTGCCTATGTGGTCATCGAGGACCTGCGGCTGGAACGCTTTGGCAACCGCGTGCCCCAGTTCAGTTTCGAGGTCACTCGTCCGGATCTGTCGACAGGGGAGGCTCCCGATCTGGTTCGGGGTGTTGCAATGATCCCCGGGACGGGTGAATACGCCCTTGCCACCGACCCGATCTACATGCGGCATGCTGCGAGTTCCCTGGACAATCCGTTTGGCATTGGAGCGAAGGGCAAGGTGGTCGCCAACGTCAACTCGCCCTCTGAAGCGCCGGATTTTGTCACATCGCTCAAACAGTTGGGCGACGAGGCGCCGAATTGCGGAGCGGCCTCGCTGATCGTGAGCTGGTTCGGGGACGATTTGCGTTGCGGCAGTTGCACCATCCGTCCCAAGGTCGAACAAGCCGAATATGAGGCAAAGTCCATGCCCTGGTCGGTCACGGGGATTGCCCGGAGTTCGGCGGAGATCGTTCCCCAAAGCGATGGGCGTCCGGTTTACGGAGGTACGCCAACCGATGCCTCCGTAATCCAGGCAATCCAAAAGATGCAGGCCGAGGGTCTGGCGGTGATGTACTATCCCTTCATCTTGATGGATCAGATGCCCGGCAATGGTTTGCCCGACCCCTGGACCGGGATGGCGGAACAGCCGGCTTTGCCCTGGCGTGGACGGATCACTCTGAGCACCGCGCCTGGGCAACCGGGGTCTCCGGATGGGACGGAAACGGCCGATGCGGAGATCGCCGCCTTTTTTGGCACGGCTTCGGCCAGCGACTTTTTGGTGAGTGGCGGCGTGGTTGGATACTCGGGGCCGCAGGAGTGGGGCTACCGGCGTTTCATCTTGCATCAGGCGGCGCTTTGTGCGGCGGCAGGAGGGGTCGAAGCCTTCTGCATCGGCTCTGAGATGCGGGGGCTTACCCAGATTCGGGGCGCTGCAGGTTTTACTGCGGTGGCCGCGCTGAAAGAGCTTGCTGCTGAATGCCGGGCCTTGCTGGGATCCTCGGTCATGATCGGCTACGCGGCGGATTGGACCGAGTATTTCGGGTATCATCCGCAGGATGGTTCGGGCGACCTCTACTTTCATCTCGATCCGCTTTGGTCAGACCCCGAGATCGATTTCATCGGGATCGACAACTACATGCCGCTGTCCGACTGGCGGGATGGAGAGGAACACGCGGATGCGGATTGGGGGAGCATCTACGCCCCTGACTACCTGCGCTCCAATATCGAAGGTGGTGAGGGGTACGACTGGTACTATGCGTCCCAGTCCGACCGGGACGCACAAGTGCGCACACCGATCAGCGACGGTGCGCATGGTGAGCCCTGGGTCTGGCGCTACAAGGACATTCGCAACTGGTGGAGCAATGCACATCATGAGCGCATCGCTGGCATCAGGCAGCCCCAGGCGACCGGCTGGCAGCCGGAATCCAAACCGATCTGGTTCACGGAGTTGGGGTGTGCGGCCGTCGACAAGGGGACGAACCAGCCCAACACCTTCCTCGATCCGAAATCATCGGAGTCGAACCTGCCGCATTACTCCAACGGTTTGCGGGATGAGGCGATCCAGCAGCAATACCTGAAGGCCCAACTGGGCTATTGGAGCGATGCCGGGAACAACCCTGTGTCGTCGGTCTATGGCGGGCAGATGTTGGACACTGAGCGCTGCTTTCTCTGGGCTTGGGATGCACGCCCCTATCCCTGGTTTCCGGCGGATGAGGAGCTTTGGACGGACGGTCCGAACTATCGGCGTGGCCACTGGCTGAACGGGCGACTGTCCGTTCGCAGCCTTGCCTCCGTCGTGCGCGAAATTTGTGCCCGGGTGGGTCTGACTGATGTTGATACGAGGGACTTGCACGGGGTGGTGCGCGGTTACGTGGTGTCCCATGTCAGTGATGCCAGACG